CGTAATGCCGCTCCAATAGGAGCCTTTACTTTACATCCATGACAATCCCCTTTGGGACTCATGGCTTCTGAGCATTCAACACCGCTGTGTTGAATGCCGCGTTTGCTTCGTATCCATTTAGGAAACGAGCAAAGATCTCGCCGGACGCTAGCGTCTCGCCGAGTCGTCTCGAAATGATGTTCGAGAAATGGAGGATCACCTTTGTAAGGGGATCCCCCATGAGTACCCCCCTGTACAGGGTGATTACTCGTGTGTCGCCTTCCGCAGGGCGACCTATAGTGGCTAACGGCCCTGTGGCCGTAAAGTACACTTTTCGTGGTTGGAAGCAAATTCCCATCACGATTCCTTGGAGGATTTCCGGTATACCGCATTTCCTCATCCACTTTCGCGCGATCAGTCGTGCGAGAGCGTGTATCAGGCGGTCAGTGGCCTCCTGATAATCCGTTGAGCAGAACCATGTGTCCTGCCATCGGATGACTCTATCAACGTGGTCGTTGAAGATGTCTTCTTCTCTCCTGCTCCGATCTTCGGAGAACAGGAGTTCATACATCTCTTCTGAGGAAAAGTCCTTGAAGAGATTCCATCCGTGGTGGGATTTCCCCATCCCGGATTCAGAGCTCTTGAATCCCTTCTTTAAGGGATACGAGCATATCTTGGAGACCGTGTCTAACACGATCTTCAAGGCCGCGTGTCCTTTTGTAACGACACGGGCTTTACTAGGTTCCCTCACAACGGTGAGGGAAACCTTTCTGAGGTCTTCCACATCGGTATGCAAGACCTCATCGAGACAGGCGTGAAATACGGCTGTCCCGATACTCTCGAAATTCTCCTTAGAGGAGAACTTCAAGATTTTTCCAGTGTCCATGTCCCGAATGGGAATGGGCATCTCGTCAAACTTAGACATAAGGTCTAAGATTGCCTGGGCGGTACCGCCCTCCTTCCTGGTGGCTTCCCAACAGGCGGATCCTGTGACTGTGACCCGAGCTTTCGTGTCCAGTCCTGTAAAGATGTGATCGGGTATACCCCCTATCACATCATCAAGGGCAGCTGCTACAAGAGCAGATTCTGTCCTAGTAAATTCCGGTGGCGGTTCTGAGACCGACATCAGGAACTTCCTCTTGCTCCGAAGGACGACAAGAGGAGGAGGTGTCCCAGATCCTCTCGTCTGGGACAAGGTTCCCGCCAGGTAAAGCCTGGGGAAACCATTGAACTTCACCGCCCGGTCCCAGACCGCGCGGAGAAATGAACTGACCCATCTAGGTGTGTCGTTCATGGCCGAAATACCTCGGCACGGTTCATCCAGGTGTATAACCTGTTTGAACGCCTTACGAGCCCTCTTTAGGTCCTCGTAATGAGTGACTTGCTCGTCAAGCGAGAAGTCAGTAAGCTCACCGTCGAAGAATTCGTCGGTGAGCAGGACGGAGATACCTTGTATGGTAAATACGTCGAACTTCTCCCAATCCCAGACTTCTTCTGGGAATGAGAGGAACCGTTGAAGGAAAATTCCGTCGACGGTTTTGAGTACCTCCAGTAGCCTTTGGGCTCTGTAGGTCCGATTACGGTTTGCCGAGTAGTCGGCAAACCGTTTCGCCTCGTCCCCTGTCCACAGGGGATCGTGCTTTCCTCTCAGGAAGAATGAGATTCTCCTGAAGAGTGTGTTGGCGAAGTTCCTTAGAGGATCTTCGCCCTTGCCTGAATGGCGCGCAACTTGGATCCTATGACCCCAGTGCGTATGGCGGAAGAGCAGATGCATCTTCTCGTCATGATCGTTGATCTGGGTAAACCAGGTCACGTTCTTACGATCAGATCCGACGAGGTCGGGTCTGATCTTGCCTTGGATCCGGTGGCAACCACCGGGCCAGACATTTATTACCGGCTTATCTTCGCAGTACTGCGAAGCAAAGCAATAACCTGCGAGAATCCTAAAGGGATCCTCGTAGATGTCCCGATTGTCAGTTGCTGACACACCGGGAACGTCGTCTTCTGAGTCAAAGGACCCTTCAGACGAAACGTCATCCTGGAATGCAGATTCCAAGATGGTATCTTCCCTATCTCCATGGCTGTCCAAGGAGGGGAATAGGAAGCCGTCCTCCATGAGGTACGGTTCCACAGCTCGAGAAAGCGGGCCACCCGCCTTCTTCAGCGTCATACAACTTGGTACCTGTTTCAGGTACAAGTTGTGGACCCCCCGGACATAAGGTTCGAGGGGTTCCGGTACGACATTGCGCTCTAAGCGCCTGTCGTAATACAGTTTGCACTCCTCAATGCGGGAGTATGCATAACCTGAAGCAAGAGCTGAATAGTTCTTGAACTTCATACCTATTCGCTGCCTATTGCAGAT